TGCCAGCAGGCCCCTGAGGTCCAGTATCTCCTTGAGGTCCAGTATCTCCTTGAGGTCCAGTATCTCCCTGAGGTCCCTGCGGCCCTGTAGCGCCCTGCGGCCCTGTAGCGCCAATTTCTCCAGGCGACCCCTGAAATCCGCGCGGTCCTTGCTCGCCCTGAGGGCCTTTGGATACGGTAATCTTTATTTTAGTTGCCATATCAAACAGTTACGTCTTCGTTAATCTTAAAGGTTCCGAAGAGTAACGTCTCAACAGAAAGTTCTTGACCGTTAGCTGGCTTAGACACAGTATCTGTTCTGGTTTGCTGAATGTCGTAAACATAAAGCCCAGCATTCACTACCATCCCAGCAGCTGGAACGCTGAAGGTAACGAGGCCGTCGATGGTCGAAGCAATATTTGGAGTAGGGGTTAGAACCACAGTGCTAGAAGTGTCGCTGAGTCTCACCTCCATAAGAAAGCTGTAAATATCAAAGGGGTTGCCAGTAAGGTCAATGGCCTTTCCGTTATCATTTTTAAGCTCAAGATTCAGGGTAAACGTATCGCCCTTTCTGCAAACAATATCAAGCCTTTGAGACCTGTCCAGGTTTATTATGTTGTCCATATTTTAACTATTAAACCAAGGGTTGAGGGGCATCAGATTTACGCTGAGATATTAGCTTGCTTTGCTCATTGGCTTGTTTGGTAACTCTTTCGTCCTTTCTGTCCTCTTTAAGGACTTCAAGCTTTTCCTTAAACTCTTTATCATCTTCTTTAAATCCGAGAGTAGCCTGAGCCTTGATCATTTCAATTTCTTTTTTAAACTCGTGCTTCACGCTTTCAAGCTGTGCCTCTAGCTGATTCTTGAGCTGCATCTCCTGAGCCTTTAGTTGAGCCTCCATCTGCATCTCCTGCTGCCTAGCTTGAGATGTGGCTTGAGCAGAAGCCTGCTGAATCTGTGCTTGCTGTTGGGAGTTTTGCATAGCCATCTGCTGATTCATGGCAATTCGCTTCTTCCTACGAACAATCAACAGCCTTTCTGCCTGATTGATATCCTTGAGCTGTCGCACAGCAATGGCATCCTCTAAATCAATCTCTTTTTGTGAGAGTGCAATCTGAATGTTCTGCTCAAGGTACTGACGCTCAGCCTCCTCCATTTCCTTTACCACTGTAACGCCAAAGTTGTACATAGCAAGATTCCTGAAGGAACTCAATACCTTCATATTTTCCTGCCCAATAGCGTTTTCATATATCCTGTACAAAACAGAATCAGGGTGAATGACCTGAACGCACTTAACAATATCTGTACAGACCTTCTTGTACAAAACCATCGAAGAGTTTGTGATATCGTAGATAGCGTTGTTTGCGGCTGCAAGAGCCTGCTGCCTTACACCCACTAAAGCATCAGATTTAGGAGAGCTAGCATCCATAACCTCGTTGATACCCGTAGCGTCACGGATCATACGCAAGTAATGATTATACAATCCAATAAGTTCATTGATGTTTCGAATGCTGTTGCCAATTTCTCTGATCGGAGGGTTCTGAAACCCCCCCTCTGGGTTCTTACTCCTATAGTAGAAGACACCTGTTTGCTCGTAAATGTCATGCAACTCAAGAGGCTGAAGATCTCCCCCCTTTCCAAGCTGTACATTTTCCAACCCTTCGATGTCAATGATAATGCCATCAGGCTTTGCTTTAGCCACCGCCTGTTGAATCTTTAGGTGAGTTAGCTGAAGTTGATCCGCGAAACCAATGCAGCTGTCAACCATCGATTTAGGCACCATCTCAAGAAGATTGGTGGCGCAAGCCGAGTAAGACAGATTGGTTCTGGAGATATCGTGAATATTCTTCGGGATGTTGTTTTTCTTTCCGTAGCTGAAGAGATAGTCAGTTCCGAGGATGTAGCAACCACCGTATACCGAGGCGGTCTCCATCTTCATGACATCCCTGTTGAATACAGAGTTCTTCGGGGCTTTGTAGTTCTCTCCCTTAGCGTAGAAACCAATATTGCCGTATCTGCTCTCCTTAGACTCGTAGTATTCGCAATCCACAGAGATAAACTCAAAATCTAGAATGCCTACCTTGTACTCGTCGTATCCGTAGTTAGAGCGACGGGTGTTTACGTCGTACTGAGACTGACTTAACTTAGCTTGATCGTATCCGTACTTCTTCTGAGCCGATTTAGCGATCTTGTTGTACTCCTCCTCCGTGAATTGATCGGAGGCAAGACGCTTAAGTTCTCCAATCGTTACGTACTTGACGTGACCCCCATAAACTAAATCGTCGAAGTTGGGATCCTCTGTGTGACTATGGATAAAGCTACACGGATCTACATATTCGGTCTTAATTCCGTGCTCGGGGTCATTGCTTCTCTTCACGACGGCCATACCAAGAATCGTGAGGTCATTAACGCATCTCCTCAGGGTGGTGTCGTTAAAATTGTTCCACGCTAGTGTTAAATTCGTGGCAATCTGTGCGGCGATCTCAGACGAAGACTTAATATTATTACCTATGAATATTTCTGCCTCTTCTAGGGTTTCTGGAATGTCTTCAGAATTCATACCGACGGACACCCCAGTTTTCTCTTGAATCTTAGCCAACTGGTCCTTAGCCTGAATCATCATCTCCATCTTTCTTTTTTCCTTGTCTTTTTCAGACGAGGACAAAGGATCGACAGCCTCTAGGTTAGGGTAAGGACTAAGGGACAGGATCTTGTTTACTACAATCCTGACAAACTTCGGAAGAATAGGGACTGGAGTAAAATCCAGGTTGAGCATACTCCCATCTCCGTTGTTAGGATCGAGAGAAGTGAGTAGAGAGCGGTAAATGTTTGTGTCCTGCGTACCGTTAGCGTACTTCCTGTTCCTTTCAAAAATGTTCTTTCTACTCTTATAGGTAGAGCCTTCGTGGTCTATTTTCCCCCATTGCTGGTATATAGACTTAGCATACCTTAACCCATAATCTCTTTCTTGCTTCTCTTCTGAAGGAGCTAAAGGATCTGGAAAGCTGGTTGGTTTTTTATTATTGCTGTTCATCTGCACTGAGTGGAGTTATATTAACTCAATGCAAATATAGTAAAACTAAGAGTGCCAGGCTTTTGGCTTGTAAGTCCTGAAAAAGGACTTTTCTTTAAAGTCTGATTTCACTTTTTTGTTCTTTTCTTTTTGTGCGCCAAGAAGCGCCAATCCAGAACTGATCGTCAAGTCAAATTTTGTTCGCTTGTCAATTTTATAAGCAATCCAGTCCTCCAGGGTTTTATTGAATAGCATCTGACCCATTTCTCCAGATTCTGCTCTTAGGCCAACATGATCGTGAATGTAAGCTTCGATAGCCTGAGCATGGGATTGAATTACGTCCTGAGAGTTAGACGGGATACCCTTTGTCCTTACGTTACTGGACGAATTGGGATTGCGCAAATGTTGCGGCCTGTCCATTAAATAACCGTCGTAACCCCTTGATTCAAAGTACCTTGCAATCCCGTACTTATTATTCTCTATGAGTAGCGGATACCCGTAGAAAAACGCGCACATCAATACATCCTCGTAGAAGATGCTAGCTAGATCTGGACGAGAAGCGTACTCTACAACAAACATATTTGGCGGCACATCCATGTTAAACTTGTTATACATGTGAAGCGCTCCCTTGGACCCCCTTCCGTCTACGGTAGCGTCGAGGTCATAGGAGTCAACTCCGCCTACACCTATATGACTATTAGGGGGAACTCGTTTGCCTCGATCGTCAGCCTTGTTGTTCCTAAGGTGGTCGGGTGGCAGCCAGGCCACACGAAACCTCCCGTTCGGATCTGGAGAGAAAACTACTTCTTCGTCTTTTGTCCTCCACACAAAATTACCCTTGACTACAGGATTAGGATAAAGCCCATCGTTATGTTCTATCTGCTGATAGATCTTCCCGATGTTAAATAGGCTGCCCTCAATGCTGTCCCTGAATGCTTCGTCTTCGGTGAAAGGAAACTGCCTAATTATTTCGTTTAGCTCCGATGGGTCGTCCTTAAATGACTGACGCTCGTTCTTTAGATATCCTCGACTTCCCTGATCTACTGGCTCTCCATCAACGCCTTCTATTTCTTTTTTAGGGTTTTCTATGACGGCGTTACCATACCTGTCAAAGAACCCCTCTAGAGCTTCGTATGCTGGGATGAATATTCGATACAGCCCCGATCTGGTTCTTCCGTTGTTGTTTCTTTGATTTGGGTCGGAGTCCTCCCAGAGACCTCTATATTCCTCTCCTCCTTTGTTCATGGGATTTACGGTGCTTCCAACCAGCGCCTTACCTACAACTCGCTTACCCACGATAAGACAAGTGCGCTCAATGCGCCAGGCCTCACGGATGTCGGTAGGTTTCTCCCACTTTCCCGCCTCGTCCAGATAAAGCATGTGCAGCTTCTCACCATCGTATGCGTTGTTCGTGGTGTTCTTCCAATTGATTACGGTGTTCAGTGCATCACCCCGATAGGAAGTCTTGTTGTTCTTGGTGATCCGCTTTGATGGCTCACGGAAGGCCAGCTCCATACGGGGATTCGTGGTACCGTCCTGGATGGGCTTGAAGAAGAATGGGTAGCTGCGAAAGATCGCAACCACCTTCTTCATGAAGATGTTTTCCTGAGCGTCTTTGCCAGTCTTTGACTGAATCCCCAACAGCTTTTCTTTAACCTGACTAGCCTCGTCCACAAGGACAGCAGAGCATATATTAGTGTAGCCAGAACGACGACACTTAGTATATAGCTGACCGAAACAACGGGGATCAGCTTCGCAAGCAGCCATGTGAAGAAAGATTTCTCTTTGGAAAGCAAGGTATGATGGGTATCCGATATCAATTTTAGACCACTGTAGAAACATATAGTGTCGCCCCGTAATATACGTAGGGATCCCATTGTTGTAAAACCACACACCGTCCCGCCTACGTTGAAACTCTTTCTCGATGTATACACGAAACCTTGATCGAAACTCGGCAGGTTTCTCGAACCACTCATCCATACTTCGAATCCTCTGCAACTCTTCGGGCATAGGTAGGCGGCCCCACATTTGCAGCTCCTTTGGTTTGTCATGGAAGAGTATCTCAGATCGCTTTGGTTTTTTTGGAAGGACAATAAGTAACCCACTCGATTCGACATGAGCTCCCTCCGTACCGTTAGGGTCGATCTTAATCCCTTTAGCTTCATATCCTTCTATATCTATAAGTACAGACATTAGTAACTGCTGCCAAATCTGTTCATTCGGGCTATAGTGGGAGCGCCGTGCCTGGGGTGAGATAACTCCATCTGAGCACCGCATTCACACTGACCCTCCACGTAATAAGTCTTTCCGTCTTTCACCTTCATGGTGAGAGATCTCTCGAATCTTTCGCTACCGCATTCTGGGCAATATAAATCTGGCATGTTTTTAATTGAATTCGTACACCCGACAGGATTCGAACCTGTGGCCGTCTGCTTAGAAGGCAGATGCTCTATCCAGCTGAGCTACGGGTGCATATATTTATCTTTAAGTAACCAGCCGTATTGTCCTGATTGTCAAAGTTATAGTCCTCCCAGTATATCAAACCGCTAGGGCTATTTTGAGAATTTTTCTGCGAATCCACCTGAGTAGTCTTTTTCTTTTTCGATTGATCCATTGTCTTGTAGCTCTTTAACCATTTGTTCTAAGCGCTGGCGCTCTACCAGCAGCTCCTTGCAGTCAATAGCTGTTTGTTTAATGGATTGCAATTCTGCTTTCCTGGCGGACCCACCAGCTTCTGGGTCAACAGGTTTCTTAACTTCTTCGATCATATTATTGATAGCAACCTCCATGCTTTCCATCAACCTCTTAGATGCGCTAATCGTAGTAAACTTAGACATCTTCCTGAATATCGTAAACGTAAATAGGGGTTTTCTCGCCCATATATGATCCAGCGATGTTATACTCGAAGTGTTCGATAGCGTCAGCTATATCCATCTCGTCTTCCTCGATGAGGATATCAATAATCTTCTGAACGCTGTAAACCGCCTTAGGCTCAACCCCATAAACAACCCCTATAACAGCTTCATCAAAGCCGTCGGCGACTAAACACTCCTCGTCCTCAAGTAGTGCCCAAGTTTCTTCTTTGTTAAACATGTCAGAGCTCTTTATACATTAAGTCTTCGACACGGGTTCGGTAGTACTCCTTACCCTCTATCTTGATTCGGTAGTCCATATTCTTTTTGAACCCAACCACATCGCCTACCTCAAGGCCTATTTCCTCAACCCCAGAAGACGTAAACGCGACTCTACCCTTTGTTGTTGGCTTCTGCTTA